CTCGATACTAGGCTCCCCGTCGATCTCATGGTGGGCGGTAGACAACAACTGCGCATACTCCAAGATCATTTTGACAACGTGTTTGTCGCAGTGCATCTCAGCGCATCGCTTGGGGTCGCTGTCGAGATAGAATATGTTCATTTGTCGTCCTCTATGATTTCGTCGTAGTATCCCATGGGCTTTAACCCGTCTGTTTCCCAGTCGTTGTCGATGACTTCCTTGGCGTTCCAATACGGTACTCGACGACGTTTATCAGACACAACCCGTTGCCGGTATTTGTTGTCCTGTAACGCCTTGGCAAATTCATTTATTTTGGGCATCGTCTAATCTCCGTTTTATGTCCTGCTCTAACAATATAGCACGCCCGAGTAATAATGCAAGCAATTGTGATAATATGCTCATGTGTTCTCCAGTTCCTCTAGGGTCACGAGGTTCTCAGTGTCATAATTGGCAAAAACCCGGCGGACCTCTTGGCGGCAGACAGCGCACAGGTCTTCACTTAGTGGCTGGGTGGGTGGCAGTAGCGAATCACAAATAGCACAGTGCATCAGTCTTCCTCCACGTAGACAGGACGCTCGCCCAGTTGGTTAAGACGGCCAATCATGTTCGAGTGGTCCATCAATAGGTTTCTCAATTGATCTCGTTTGATCTGAATCTGTTTCCCTCTGCCCTTATCTGCGGACAAGTGGGCATCTCGAAACTCTTCGTCAGTTGTATAAAGCTTGAATTCTCCGGGCTTCAATATTGTCTTCCTTAGTTTACCCTTAGTCCTACATAGAGTATAAATACTCTATTGAGGGACTAAGGGTTACTCTTAGGATACAAAGTGTATCCTATATAGTATATATAGGGATGACTTTTCAGATTTCAAGGGGTCTCCAAATATTTTTTTTTGTACTCCTCGGCGCACCGCTGAGCCATGATCTGTATGATCCGCTGTCGCTTATAGTTTGCCAGCAGGTTTTCAAGCGAGCCAATGGGGTGCAATTTGATCTGCCGATTGGCACGCAATAGGGCGCACGTTAATTGATGGTCTGTCATTGGTCTACTTCCTTAGCTACTTCTCCGTATCCTCCGCACGTTTGACAAGTTTGTATCGATTGCACGGGGCCATGGGGCGTTGTTTCGTCATAGTCCACTACTCCATCGCCTTGGCATTCGGGGCATTCGTGCCAAGCGATGTTCTCTGATTTGTATCTTTGCATTGTCTTTCCTTAGTGTTTCGGGTAGCTGATAAACGGAACCGCCGGGTCCCAACACGCGCGACATGAGCCACAATTGTTGCCTTGTGATCTAGCAGGGCAAACGTAGCCTTTCGGCTCAGCGGTGAACACTTGTGATCCGTTGATGCCATGGGGCTTGTCGCCATTGAGCTTGGAAGCTGAAACTCGGACGTTTAGATTGTCTGGCATCGTGTTGCCAGCTGCTAGCCAGTCAGCGACCATGCGGCGTTCTTGTGTCGGCAGCCAATAGCGGATTTTCGGGGTCAATCGTGCGACCTCAGCGATAGCGTCGAGCATGTCGATAGACTGTAAGTCGCCGCTATCGAACCAGCGATGATAACCGTCAACGTTATATCGTTCAATCTGGAACACCATGCTGGCGACCCATTGATCCCTAGGCGTCGATTTCCAGCGGGCTAGGTTGTCTCGCCAGCCTTGATCGACACTAGGGCGCAGCTTTTGAAGCTTGCGAGCGTAGCAACTGGCGCACGGCGTTCCGGCAATCTTGGCCAATTTTGATCCCGTGATACAAGCGAATGCGTCGATTGCGAATGTTGTGCCGGGCATCTTAGTGTTGCCAGTGCTAACTTTTCCGGCAAGTTTTGCGTCCTTGACTTTCATAGCGTTACTCTTCCTTTCCGATTGACACAATAGAGCGGGCGAGAATACCCCGCCCGCTCCGTTCTATCAACCGGCGAAATTCCATAGCATTTTGACCGGCGATTTCCGTTCTATGTAGACAGAACGCAATCCGGCGTGCACCGCAAAGAACGTATTCCCGGTTTTCATCCCGTAGCGTTTCTTCGCGGCCCGTTTCCGGGTTAGGCCCCACGAATAACGGTAGCCGGTGGTCCCATCGGTCAGCTTTGTACGCTTAAACATGGCAATTCCCTTTCCTGTTGCCGTTGAAACATTCCCATTATACTTGGAATTGCGGCAACATTGTGACAATGTGTGCCTGTTTTTGCATACCTGCCATGCGCTTGTGTCTATTGACACGGCAAATATGCATAGCTCAGGGGTCCAGCCATGCGCTCAGTGCATGGCTCTAGGATCGCCTGTGAGTGGCCTTGTCGATGGTCCCGGCTACCCTAGCACCTAAAAACAGAGTTGGCCGCCTAGGGTGCCTTCTAGGCCGTTTAAACGGTATCCGTGTTTTTTGCTGTTCAATCAACAATTGGATAAAAAACAGTTACGGAACCGAAACAATTGCATTGCCCAATTGTTTACAAATCAACAATTTGATATCCAACCAACACACACTCTCACACTTTAGAATTTTTCTAAACTGTCACACCATTGCCCAACGTTGCATCTCCGCAACATTGTTGCAATTCTGTAACAGCGTGACGCCTGGGCAACAGTGTTACAATTTTGCAACACTCCAAGTGTGGCTGGTGTGCAACAGTGTGACAACTTTGTTACACTTTGAATGTTCGAGCTTTGTTCCTACTTTGTTCTCGTCTGGAACAAAACAGGAACAAAAGAGGTACAGACCCCCCACGGTGTTCCCATCATTATCATGTCCACTGTGTCCATTCTGGGGGTAATTTTGAAAATCACCATTGACACACCATTGTTTTTACTATATACTAGCTGTAAGAATAACCCTAGGAGGGGGACTCTATGAAAACTCAGAAGTATGCTTCTTACGAAGAGCCAAAGACGTTAGATAAAGAGTTAACTGACAAGGAACACGAGTTCATCGTGAACCTCGTAGACAGCCACCTTGAGCCAGAAGAGGCATTCTTCAAAGCTGGTTATACAGCTGAGCGGTCAAACTCTAAGAATCGAGCAAAGCGCCTACAGCGTCACCTTTGGCTCCACATTGAAAAGCGAATCAAGGAGCGAGTCGGAGAAACAGCTACGCTGGCCCTGACGGTCCTAGAGCGCCTGATGCGCGAAGCTGAGTCCGAGAACGTCCGATTGAACGCTGCGCGAGACATCCTGAGCCGTGCGGGTTACGATGCAACGCACAAGCAAGAAACTGTGATTCGAGAAGTTTGCGAGTTGTCTGACAAAGAGCTTGACGAACAGATCGAGCGGTTGTCTAAAAACGTGGTAAAGTTACGTGGATAAAGTTGAGGTACTGAAGCTTCTTCAAGAAAAACAGCGCAGAATAGAAACAACCCGTATTCTGCAATATGAGCCTTATGGCTACCAGACGAAGTTTCACACCGAAGGTCAAGATTGCGCACAGCGCATCCTGATGGCTGCTAACCGAGTAGGGAAAACTTATTGCGGTGCAGCCGAGACAGCGTACCACCTGACGGGGGACTATCCAGAATGGTGGGAGGGGAGAAAATTTAATCGTCCGGTCAGGGCTTGGGCAGCTGGTGAGTCTAACGATACGACCAGAGACATTATCCAAAAAGAACTCTTTGGCAACCCACAGGACCCAACGCGCAAAGGCACCGGAGCAATACCGCTAAAGAACATCGTCGAAACTATTCGTAAACCCGGTGTTCCCAATGCCTACTCAGCTGCGCTCGTAAAGCACAAAGCTGGAGGAAACTCTCAGATCAGCTTCAAGGCTTACGAGCAGGGATTCGAAAAGTTCATGGGCGAGTCAGTAGATGTCATCTGGCTCGATGAGGAGCCGAAGCAGGAGATTTTCTCTCAGTGCATCACGAGAACCGCAGATACAGGTGGAATAGTCTATATGACTTTTACACCAGAGCGTGGCATGACCTCTGTGGTTTCGGCGTTTATGAACGAACTGAAACCCGGACAAAGCCTGACCACAGCCACTTGGGACGACGTAGATCACCTAGACGAAAAGACAAAGGAACAGCTGTTAGCCGTATATAGCCCAGCTGAGCGCGATATGCGCTCTCGTGGTATTCCGGTATTCGGCTCTGGTCTGGTCTTTCCGGTGGCAGAGGAGGACATAACCTGCGAGGACTTTGATCTTCCAGAGTATTTTCCTAGACTTGCTGCTGTGGACTTCGGATATGACCATCCTACAGCAATCAGCTGGGTAGCATTTGATCCGGACGACGATGTAATCTACGTCTACGACGAGTATCGCAGAAGCAAAGAAACACCATTGACACACGCAGCTGTGCTCAATGCCAGAACACCTGGTATTCCTGTAGCATTCCCCCACGATGGACTACAGCACGATAAGGGATCAGGCATTCAGCTGGCCCAACAGTATCGAGACTTAGGTGTCTATATGCTTCCGGAGCATTTTAGCAACCCACCAGCGGAAGGCAAATTGAATGGTAATAACTCGATTGAAGCAGGGATTAGCGAAATGCTACAACGCTTCGAAACAGGTCGTCTGCAAATATTTTCAAGTTGTGTCGAAACTCTGGAAGAAATGCGCATCTATCATCGCAAAAATGGTAAGGTGGTTGCTATCAAAGACGACCTGATCTCAGCAATGCGCTACGCTGTTCTATCGGTAGGACGCTTCGGCGAAAAGCTGAAAAACAAGACGCATTACCGCAAGTACGGTTTTGAACAGGAAATCAAATACTCTAGCTCAGGGATAGTCTGATGCCAATCCGCAAAGTCAAAGGCGGCTACAAGTGGGGCAGCAAGGGCAAAATCTACAAGACCAAGGCTGGAGCAGCTAGGCAAGCGAAAGCAGCCTATGCAAGCGGGTACAAGGAGA